GTTATTGGTGTTATGACAATGAGGGAAAGAGTAGAAGAAGAGAAAGTATTGATTGTTTCATCCGATAAAGATTTTGTTCAACTACAACGTGAAGAAAACGTGTTTCAATACTCCCCTGCTACAAAGAAGTTTTTAAATGGTGTTGACCCTCAAGAATATTTAAAAGAACACATTTTAAGAGGTGATAAAAGTGATGGAATTCCTAACGTGCTTAGTGCTGACGATTGTATTGTGTCTGGTATTCGACAAGTACCTTTAACCAAAAAAAATCTAGAATTATGGATGAATGGTTCGTTACCAAAAGAACATGCTCAAAGACATGAAAGAAATACGGAACTTATAGATTTGAGATATACTCCTTGGAACGTTCAACTTAAAATTTTAGAACAAAAAAATATAGAACCAATTGGTAACAGAGATAAATTACCAGAATATTTCAAAGAACATAAATTAGACGCTCTCACCAAACATATCAATGATTTTTAGTGTTTATCGAATATTATAAATACTTTCATGTTAACATTCTCACAATATCTACAGGAAAAGCTGATAATGTATCAGCAAGGGAAGAAATATGGCCAAATCGTATTTCTTGCTGGTGGTGCTGGTAGCGGTAAAGGTTTTGCAATTGATAATTTCATGCAAGGCGAACTTTTCAAAATTCGTGATGTTGATGAATGGAAAAAAGCATTCATGAAAATGGCAGATGTAAAAGATAAATTTCCAGAGATAAAAGGATTGAATCTAAAAAATCCTAAAGATGTTTATAAAATTCATATGTTTGTCAAGAAAAATGGTATCAAAGACAAATCACTTGACCTTTTACTTAGAGATGCTAACTCTGACAGATTGCCTAATATCATGTTCGATATCACAATGAAAGATGCAAATGATATTGGAGATGTTATTCCAAAATTGGTTGAAGCAGGATACGATTCTAAAAATATCCATCTCACATGGGTTTTGACAAATTATGCAGTTGCAATTGTCAATAATCGAAATCGCACAAGAGTTGTTCCAGAAGACATTATGCTTCTTTCTCATGAAGGTGCTGCTAAAAGTATGTATGATGTAATTAGAGGAAAACTTCCAAGAGGC